TGCCGAGTGTTATCCACCAATGATGTCACGCCAAAAATGGCAGGAATATGTCGATAAATGTAGATTTGGGGAATGTTAAACTCGGTACAACAGTCACCCACAAAGTTAACATATCAGATGTAGCTGGCGTAGCTAAAGCCAAGCCAGGGTGTGGAAATTGTACTAAGATAACTTCGTTTAATGCCAATGAAATTACTTTCACCTTCACTCCAGACTCAATAGGCGAGGTAAGTAAACTCATATCATTAAAGAATGACGGGGGCCATACTGTCGAGACAATATTTTTCAAAGCTATCGTTCAATGATAGAGCTTCTAAGGTATGTAGATGGTAAGTTAGCGGTAAGTCCAGAGGTAGGGCTTCACGAGCCACTACAAGCTCTTATTGAAGGAGATAACTCAGTAGGCAAGGGTAAAGCAATGAATGAATTGCTTTATGTTTACCTGAACAAAGACCCTCGCTCTAGTATTTCAGGCTACCCTTCAAACACACGGGCAAAGAAAGCTGGTGAGATGGTATTTGGGAAAGACTACAAGCCTACAAAGAAAGTTCAAAAAGCATCCGACTACTACGTTGAGAAACTACGAGAGTCAAATCCAGGATACCACTTCTGGGCTGCTGCTCAAGCGTCAATGAACAGGTTAACACGAATACTTGAACAGTCTGACTGGGATAGTGGAGATGATAACACGTTCACAGTAAAAGAATTTGCTGATTATATTAAGTCAGCCGCCCTCCTTCAAGATTCCTTACAGGATCTTGAACGGAAAGTACTAGAACAACTTTATGCCGCCCCAAAACTAAAGGCGGGTCAAACTCTAAACCATTTTGAAGATTATGAACCGTAATTCGGAGATTATAAGCGACGTAGTCCGCGTCAACCTAGACTTGGTTGAAAAGCATCTGATTTCACAGATTGCTGACCAAGAAGCACGTTCACTGGCAACGTCAGCAGTAAACGACATGGAACGTATTGTCAATGCACTGCTGGATGAGAACCCACAGGATCGCCAGCAAGTTTTGGAGATCGTTCGTAACTTCGCCAGTGAGCCTTTGCTGTTGTACGGTGAGTTGGAGCTTGCTGAAGCTATCAGTCGGCTGAAGCGGGAGGAACTGAAGGCTTTGTTGCTTCTGGTTACCCCTACGCTGTCAAATGTTATGCGCCTTCTTCTTGACGGAAACAAAGACAACAACGATCAGGTAGAGCAGTTGTTTATAGACTTGGCAAAAAGTCCAGGTTTCATCACTACATTCGTTACCTTGATCTTCAGTCTCATCAACCGAGCCAACCGTGCGTAAGTACGAGGTCAAGAAAGGAAAGCACGACTTCTCACCGATAACGTGGCCGTCCTTCCACAGGGATGTAGAAGGGTTCACGTTAACGGTACAGTCGAATGCTACGTGTCGTTACTTGTTGGATGGAGTCGATCAGATGGACTGGAATAAGCTTTTCGGACTATCGTACTCATGGACATCCAACAAGTTTAACACGGTATACACTGGCTTTCGTTACGATCCTGTCACGGATATGTTTGAAGTGGCTGGATATATTAACGACAAAGGTGGTAAGGCATGGACTAAGGCAGTCCAGGTTCCTATTGGGGAGGCGGTAATTATTCATGCGCGTTTCCTTCAAGACCGCATCGAATACACATTCAAAGTAGGGGCAAAAGAATTTGTCTACCAACTTCCTATAACATTTAGCACAAGTGGTTTAGGCCGTAAGGTAGGTATGTGGTTTGGTGGAAACCAAGTAGCACCACGAACATTCCACCTGCACAGTACTTTTAACGTTTGGTGACTTTAACTTTATTATTTTATCTCAAGCTCGGTCAGAGCTTCTGCAAGCTAACTCTATAACCAAGAGTTTTGCAGGGATTCCACTTAACTGTGGGAATGTCAAGTTTGGTAGATAACGCGCATGAACGTAAGAAATGAGGATGGGCACTGGATCAATACCGAGTATTTCCGTGAGTCGGCAAGAACATATCAGCGACACGGTAGGTATACTGATTTGGTGCCTAACTCCGATGAGTGGAAAGATTTTTGGCAGGAAGAACTAAAACGTTGTAAGTACGGATACAGCGTTGGTGGTGCTAGGATAACTGGGCACCACTATTACTATTTGAACTATGCACCAATCAAGCGGAAAGATGGGTCTGGAAAGAAGGCGGTTAACAAGTCTATCGACTTCCCAGACTTTTACGATGGTGACTATGACTTTTACCACTCAGTCGAAATTGCGCGTTGGGGCATAACCCCAGAAGAGCTACAAAAGCTCCACCTCTCTGTCACGCCTATGTATTTAGAAGGTGGTCGCCATTTGTGTGTAGCAAAGGCCCGTCGTAAGGGTTTTAGTTACAAGAATGCGGCTATCGTCACGAACACCTACAACACGGTTAAGAACAGTCTTTCTATCGTAGGTGCATGGGATGAGGAAACCCTCTTTCCAGACGGAACAATGGCAATGGTAAAAAGATACCTAAGTCATATCAACCAACACACAGCTTGGGGTAAGAAAACAATCGTAGACCGTCAGCTTGAAATTAAATCAGGTTACACGGTAAACGAGAATGGCATCAAAGTAGAGAAGGGATTTCTAAGCTCAATACTTGGAACGACATTCTACAACGACCCAGACAGTGCCCGTGGTAAGGACGGTACATTGATGCTTTTTGAGGAAGCAGGTTCTTTCAAGCATGGGGTCTTGAAGAAGGCGTACAACTCTACATTGCCAGCCTTTACGGAAGGTGGCCAAAGCTCTGGTCTTATCATTGTCTTTGGTACTGGTTCCCAGATGGACGAGGGTGCTGAAGACTTTGCGGATATGTACTACAACCCAGAGTTGTACCACATGCTACCGTTTGACAATCAATGGGATGACGATGCTAGCGGTACTTCTGCGGGTTACTTTTTTCCTGTTTACCAGAACCTTTCTGGGTTTATCGACGAGCAGGGGAACTCAAAAGTAGAAGAGGCCAGAGAATACGAAGAGGGCATTCGCAGGATGAAGGCTTCGCAACCTAACGGTTCTGGAGCAGCCGCATCACACGCGATAGAATACCCATTTAGTCCATCTGAAGCGTTCATGGTGAAGAACCTGAACGACTTTCCAGTTGAAGCACTTAACGCCCAATTGAATAGGATTAGGACACAACCACACTTGAAGAAAGCTGGTCAAGCGGTTACACTTATCAGAGACAACGGTGAGATCAAGTGCATTCCAGATTGGGACGACAAGCTAAACCCAATTACGGATTACCCAGCTAAGACAGATGATTTATCAGGGGCAGTCGTCATTTACGAACATCCTTTAAAGAACGCGCCAAAAGGCTTATACAAGATAGGATATGACCCATACGTGCAGGACACTTCATCAGGCCCATCGCTCGGAGCTATGTTTGTGTACAAGGGTACACTTGCTGGATCAAAGACGCGGGATATGATTGTAGCTGAGTACGTTGGTCGCCCTTCCTCTCCAGACGACTGCCACCGAATAGCAGAGATGTTAGCAGAATACTATGGTGCAACCATCATGGTAGAAAACATGGTAAAGGACGCAATAAGCTACTTCACCAGAAGACACAAAGAACACTTACTGGCGGATCAGCCAGATACAGTCATTTCAGGGGTTGTAAAGAACTCCAAAGTGTCAAGAAGGTTTGGGATTCACATGAATGCTCAAATCAAGGACGCTATGCAGAAATACATTAAGAATTGGCTTCTAATGGAGCGTGAGATAGATGAGGACGGTCGTGTTTATACGAACATAGACTTCATCTATTCAAAGGCACTACTTGACGAGCTGATTAAATACAACCCAAAGAAAGGCAACTTCGACCGCGTGTTCGCTTTCGGCATGGTAATGATCCAGCTCCAGGAGGAGTCAGATGGTAAAATCTACGGTGCTGTTGAAGAGAAGTCCACGTTGAGCGAGTTGGCTGCATTAATGAAGAAAAAATATGCGCGCTAAATATTCGAGTACAGACCATTACATATCACAGTCGCAGAAGAACTCTAACGACTTCCAGTGGTATAAGACATTGATGGATTATTACGATACGCTCTCCTTCAAGACTGAAGACGCACTATGGAATAATTCAGACTCATCCAGATATAGGATGAAGGTCAACTATCAGCTTGTAGGAAACAAGATAGACCCTACTGACTTTACTTACGTCACAAACCCGTGGCGTGAAAATGTTGGAGAGCTACCTGCTAAGCTTGAGAACAGAGACATCATCAATCAAAAGCTAGGCGCTGTACTCGGGATAGAGTACAAGCGTCCTTTTGAGTATGAGGTTCTAGCTGTAAATGCTGACGCAACTACCCGCAAGGAAAAGGCAGAAACAGAGCAGCTACGGAATCTTGTGCTTCAAGCGATTATGCAGGAGCAGGAAGAGGGTGCAAGCCTTCCTCCAGACGCTAGAAAATACATCCAAAGACAATACCAAGACCCAGCAGAGGTACTAGGCTCACAACTACTAAAGTACGAGTCTAGTCGCCTAAGAATATCTCAAAAGTTCAACAAGGGTCTAAAGCACTTGATGATTAGTGCTTGGGAGGTATACTACGTCGGTGAAGAGAATGGTGATCCTGTTGTTCGCACGGTAAACCCACTTCACTTCGATTGCGACGGTAATCAGGAAATCCCATACATTGAGGATCGCCAGTGGGCTGTGTGTGAGTATCGTATGACCCCAGTGGATGTTGTTCGCATCTTCGGTCGTGAGCTTACCAAGCAGGAGCGAGAGATGGTATTTGAGCTGTACGAGCCAGTTACGGATACCTACGGCGGTAGATCCACAGACGAGGACTACGACTATGTTAGTGTTCGTCATTTCGTATTTAAGAGCCTTCGTAAGATTGGGTTTGTCAAATACTTGGATCAAGACGGAGAACCTGAAGAGAAGATGGTCGATGAAACTTACCAAAAGATGCCAACTGACATTGGTATGCGTTGGGAGTGGATTCCTGAAGTTCACGAGGGCTGGCGCATAGGTAAGAACATCTACAAGAGAATGCGGCCAATTCCAGGGCAGCATAAGTCTGTTGACACTATCTATGAATGCAAGCTTCCGTATTACGGTATTGTATACGACAACGATAATACGGAGCCTGTATCACTTGTAGATCGTGTTCGTTCGCTTCAGTACTTGTACAATATCCTGATGTATCGCATTGAGCTTTTGATGGCTCAAGACAAAGGTAAGAAGGTGGCTATCGACATATCAGCTATTCCAACTAAGAGCGCTGGTATTACACTGGCCCAGTTTGAGAAGTACATCGAGGGTAACAATTACTTCTACCTAAATTCTAAGGAGGAAGGTAATCGTTATCAGGATGTGACCCAACTTGTTAAGGAGATCGACCTAACAACTACGTCTGACATCAACAAGTACGTCCAACTGGCACAGTACATCAATCAGATGGCTGGGTATATCATGGGCGTAACACCTCAGCTTGAGGGACAGATCCAAGAGCGTGAGGCCGTGCAAAACGTTAACAAAGCGTTAACACTTTCTACGAACTCTCTGGAGCCGTTATTTCAGGCTCACGATCAGGTCAAGAAGAACGTGTTGCAAGCTCTTGTTGAACAGGCTCGTTATAGCTACGCGGTTGGGCAACCACGGAAGTTGAACTATATCTTAGATGATATGTCGGTTTCCTTCCTGACCGTAAACCAAGATCTACTAGATAACACAGTGTATGGAGTATTCATTACGGATAACTCCTCGATAGCTGAAAACAAGGAAGTACTCAAACAACTCGCCCATGCAGCCATGCAGAACCAGATGGTCAACCTTAGCACCGTCTTGAAGGTAATGCGAGCTAGTTACTTGGGTGATGCAGAGGAAATCCTACTCGCTGGTGAGGATGAAATGCAGGAGGCCAAAGACCGTCAACAGCAACTTCAGATGGAGGCCCAGCAACAGCAGTTTGAGCAATCAGCCCGTCTTGAGGAAATCAAGCACCAACAAAAGATGGAGCTTATTCAGATGGAAGCTGATCTCAAGTACAAGTTGGAAATTGACAAGGCCGCTCTGGTCGCCGCTGGCTTCAACGAGGACAAGGACATGAACAATAACAACATCCCAGACACGATGGATTACGCCAAGATTTTGCTCGAAAAACGGAAACTTGACATAAAAGATCGGGAAGTTGATGTAAAAGAGAAGGCTTTAAACAGACCAGTGACTAAAAAGTGATTAGAGCGTTAATTCAAAACGCTTGTAAAGTTCACATCAATTGTGTAAATTAACGAAATAATTAGCAGATGATTAATCTTGATGATTTGTTCTCGGAAGAGGGGGTAACAGTAGGGGAGCCAAAAGAGGTCGAACCTACAAAACCAAATGAGGAACCAAAAGTCGAACCTACTGAAGAACCAGAGGAAGAAGAGGAAGAAGACGAACCAGAAGAGGAAAGCCCTTCTCAAGACCCTATCAAGTCAACAGTATCGTTACTCGTAAAATCAGGTATACTCACAGAAGACCCAGGGGATGTAGATGAGGACACTCTAACTGAACTACTATACGAGGAGCAAGAGGCTGCCATCCAAGAAGGTATTAAAGACACCTTTGACCAATGGACTCAAAAGCTACCAGCTCCAGTAATGGATTTGATTAAGTTCACATTCAATGGTGGTTCGGCTGATGATTTCTTCGCAGCGGTTAACGAGGTTCCACTTACAGGTTTTGATATTACCTCCGAGGTCGGCCAAGAGGTGTTCATGCGTTACTACTTCAAGTCTGTTGAAAAACTAGGCGATGATGAGGTGGAGGACAAGATCGAGTGGCTTATGGATAAGGGCCGACTTGAGAACACAGCTAAGAAGAACTACACGCAGCTCGCTAAACAGCGTGACGATCGGCTCAGTAAACTAGCCGAGGAAAGCGCTAAGGCTGCTGCCACTGCTAAAGAAACAGCGCGTAAGGAAGCCGAAACGCTACAAGCAAATTTGCTTAAAGTTGAAGCCATCAAGGACTATAAGATTCCAGTTGGTGAGCGTAGACTTTTGACACGATACATTACGATGCCAGTTACAGAGAATGGTAAGACCTTTTCCTCTGGACTCATAGCATCACTACAAGATATTTTCGGAAACCCAGAAGAGCTAATGACTCTAGCCAAGTTTGTGAAGTCTAAATTCAACACAGATTTCCTAGAGACTAAGACTCAAACTAAGGTCGCCCGAAAAATTCGGAAAACTTTGAATAAACAAGAGCCATCGGCAGTTGACGCTGACGGCGTAATTTGGGACTAATGCCACAAAACAGTTT